ATACAAAGAGTATGTGTTTATATTTAAGGATATTCATCACTCAGAAGCTGATAGAAATCTTAGTTTTAATTTAAGTATAGATAGTGGTAGTAATTATAATGTTGCTAAAACTACTACATTTTTTTATGCGACTCATAGTGAAGATGATGGAGGTGGAGCGATAGAATATCGTACAGGAACTGACTTAGCACAAGGAACAGGAGTGCAACCTATGATGCAAGGAATTAAAGGTGATAATGATTCATCAGGTGCTGGATATATGCATTTGTTTAATCCAGGTAGTACAACTTTTGTAAAACATTTTTTATGTAATAATGTTCTAATGCAAGATAATACTTTAGTACAAAATACATATATAGGTGGTTATGGTAATACCACGTCTGCTATAGACGCTATACAATTTTCAGTAAACTCAGGAAACATAGATGCAGGAACTATAACCTTGTACGGAATTAATTAATATGATAAACAATTTAAAAGGAGTAATATAACATGGCCTACATTGGCGCTCAACCTAGACTCGGGAACTTTCAAGCTTGTGATGCAATAACAGCAAGTGCTACAACTACATTCAACTTATTAGTTGGAGGTACAGCTATATTCCCACAATCAGCCCAACACTGCTTAGTGTCACTAAATGGTGTCCTACAGGCTCCTATATCATCCTATACTATTTCAGGCAGTACGATTGTATTCGCCTCGGCATTGACAACGGATGACTCTATCGACTTCATCACTATTTTGGGTGATACGCTAGACCTTGGTACGCCTTCGGACTCGACTGTAACTACTGCTAAATTAAATACAGCTGTACTTACAGGTGCAACTGATATTGGTGCAGCAATTGCTGATGCTGATTTATTTTTAGTTGACGATGGTGCAGGAGGAACTTTAAGAAAAACTGCCGCTTCAAGAATTAAAACTTATGTTGGTGGTACTAATGCTCCATATTTTGAGGCTTACATAGCTTCAAATCAAACTATGGCAGATGATACAGATACAAAATTAAATTTTGATACAGAAACTTATGATAGTGGTGGAATGTATAATACAACAAATAAAAGATTTACACCGACAGTTGCAGGTAAATATTTCATATATTTTCAAGTAAATTATAATAAACAAGCTGTAGATAAATTTCATAATTGCGTAACAAGAATAAAAAGAAATGGATCAACTCACAAAGAATTTTATTTTGATTTTTATGATAATTATTATGCTTACGCAATATGTACAACTGGAAGTGCTATAATGACTTTTAATGGTTCTTCTGACTATGTAGAAATGTTTGGATCTTTTAATGTAACTGCTGACACAGGTATTGTTATAAGTGGTGCAGGTTCTACATTTGGTGGATACAAAATTACAGAATAGGATAAATTATGGCGACTTTAAAAACAAAAATTAAATTATTTTTAGAAGCAAACTCTAAAACTTGGGATAAAGATAAAGTATCTTTGCAAGATAATTCAGATGGTAATGGAACTTTTATAGCTCTTTGGAATTACGATGGTTTAGAAAAACCAACAGATGAACAAATAGCATCATACGAAACTGCAGGTAATACAGCAGAAGCAGCTCAAGCTGTTTTAAATAAAAGAGCAGGCGAATATAAACAATTAAAAGAACAATTAGATTTATTATACCACGACATGGTTGCTGATAAAGGTGACAAGACTGGTGAATGGTTTAAACATATTAAAGCAGTTAAAGATGCGAATCCAAAGGAGTAACCTATGGCTATCCGAACTGCAGTCAACAGAGCACTAACAGCAATTACAGCGTTGCCTACAGCGGCAGCCTTGACTGATGGTAATTTGACTTTGCTTACAACAGCAACAGCATCAAGTTCTTCAACATTATCTTTTACATCAAGTATAAATTCTACTTACAATAGTTATTTGTTTAAGTTTATTAATATACATCCATCTGGAACTAATAGATTTCAATTTAATGGAAGTATAGATGCTGGTTCAAATTATAATGTTACTAAAACGACAAGTGTATTTGTAGCTGGTATGAGAGAAGATGGTGCTGATGCTGCTTTGACTTACCAATCTGGAGATGATTTAGCACAAGGTACAGGTTTTCAAGATTTAATGGCTTATGGAAATCAAGATGCTGACAACGATCATTCTTTAAATGGAACTTTACAATTATTTAATCCATCATCAACAACATTTGTAAAACATTTTATAGCAAGAACGCAAGGAAACATTGACACAAATTATAGTGTTCAAACTTTTGTTGCTGGATATTTCAATAATACAAATGATATTGATGCAATAAGATTTCAAATGTCATCTGGCAATATGGATAGTGGAACAATTAAAATGTACGGAGTGGGGCCGAAACAATAATGGCATTAGTTAAATATAATGATAGATCTCTTAGAAATCTAACCACACAACCTGCAGCAGTAACAGGTAATTCTCCAGGTGCACTAGTACATATTAAAACTTTGACTGCTAGTAGTAGTTCTACTTTATCTTTTGTTGATGGCAGTGATAGTGTTGTATTAGATAGCACATATCCTATTTATAAGTTTGAGTTTATTAATATTCATCCATCAGCAAATGGTGCAGAATTTTTATTTCAAGGAAATGCTGTTGGTGGAAGTGGGTTTAATGAAACTATAACATCGACTGCGGTTGAAGTTTTTCATAACGAAAGTGGTGATACAGCAGGTATTTCATATTCAGCTTATTTTGATAAGGCACAAGGAACATCATTTCAATCTATAGCGGGTAATCCTGGAAATGGTAATGATGAATCAATTTCTGGAACTTTAACATTATTTAATCCATCATCAACTACATTTGTTAAACATTTTATTTCAAGTATTAACGATTACAATAATAATGATTTTTCATTATACTTCCCAATAGCTGGTTATTTTAACACAACTTCAGCTATAGACGAAATACAATTTAAAGTAGATACTGGAAACATAGAAACAGGTGAAATTATAATGTACGGAATAAAGGACTCATAATGACATTACCTACTTCAGGATTAATTACAGTAAATGACCGAGGAGCTAGAGCAGCTACTACTTTTGGATCTGTTGCAGCTGCAGGTGGTAACATGGTGTTTATTAAAAAGCTGACTGCATCAAGTTCAAGTAATTTAACTTTCGTAAATGGTGCATCTAGTGTTGTATTAGATTCTACTTATAAAGAATATTTATTTACATTTAAAGATATTCATCCACAAAATGATGGAAGATATTTTAGAATTGGTTTTAGAGATGGTGGTACAGACTATGATGCTACGACAACAACAACTTTTTTTAACACATACCATCCAGAAGATAATAGTACAACACAACTTGCGTATGAAACAAGTCTAGATCAAGCACAAAGCACAGACCCTGTAAAATTAATTGGAGCAGTTGGTTATGACAACGATGAGTGTCTTGGTGGATATCTACGTTTATTTAATCCTAGTTCAACAACATTTGTAAAACATTTTATATCCAATATATCAGCTTCACATAATTTACCAGCTGCTAATCAATGTTTTGTGGCTGGATATTGTAACACAACAACAGCAATTGATGCAGTGCAATTTACTATGCATACAGGCAACATAGACGCTGGAGATATTTGCCTTTACGGAATTCTATAATAATGATACATAACACCAAAGGAGAAAACTATGCCAAGATATCATAATATAAATGGTAACAGAGTACAATTTACAGCAGCGGAAGAGACAGCTAGAGACAATGAAGAAGCGGCTTGGGCTAATGCAGCTCCTGCTAGAGCTTTAGCGGATCTAAGACAAAAAAGAGATCGTCTTTTAGCAGCATCTGATTGGGAAATTACATCGGAACTTGAAAAAGGTAATGCTATATCAACTGATATGAAAAATTACAGACAAGCTCTTAGAGATTTACCTGATGGTAAAGACACTGTTGCTAAATGTACAGACGCTACGTGGCCAACTAAACCGTAGTAGAGCATAGGATTAAACTATGTTACAAAAGGTAAAATTTGCACCTGGATTTAATAAACAAGTCACTTCAACTGAGGGTGAAGGTCAATGGGTTAATGGTGACAATGTTAGATTTAGATATGGCTTACCTGAAAAAATAGGTGGTTGGGCTCAACTAGGTTCTGTTGAAATTACAGGGCGTAACACAGCCATACATCATTTTGTAAATACATCAGGTATTAAGTATGCTGCACTTGGTGGTAGTAGTATTTTATATGCATACTCTGGTGGTATTTTTTATGACATACATCCAATTAAATCTACAACAACTTTAACATCAGCTTTTACTACAACCAATGGATCAGCAACTGTTACATTAACTTTTGCATCCGCTCACAATATGAACAAAGGTGATATTATTTTATTAGATAATTTTACAAGTATCACTAATTCTAATTTTGCATCAAATGATTTTACAGATATAAAATTTATGGTGGCATCAATACCAACTACAACCACTTTAACTATTACTATGGGATCTAATGAAGGAGGCTCTGGTGCAAGTACATCAGGTGGCATACGTGTACAACACTATTATCCAGTTGGACCAGCAGTTGAAACTGCAACAACAGGTTGGGGCCTTGGATCATGGGGTGGACAACAACAAGGTCAATTTACATCAACTCTATCATCAGGAATAAACGCATCTGTTACAAGTTTAACTTTAGCAAGTGCAAGTTCTTTTGCATCATCAGGTACAGTGCAAATTGGTTCTGAATTAATTACCTACACAGGTAACAGTGGAAACACTCTATCTGGATTAACAAGAGGTGCAACGGGAACGACAGCAGCTATACATTCATCAGGTGCAACCGTTACAGATGCATCAAATTATTTTGCATGGAACTCTGCAGCATCAGGAGATATTGTAACAGCACCAGGCTTATGGTCACTAGATAATTTAGGTAATAAACTTATTGCAACAATTAATGGTGGAGAAAGTTTTGAATGGGATTCAAACCCAACAGGAGCAAACAATACTAGAGCAACTATAATTTCAGGTGCACCTACTTCATCTGCATTTAGTTTAGTATCTACACCTGATCGTCACTTAGTATTTTTTGGAACAGAAACAACTATTGGAACTAAATCAACACAAGATCCTATGTTTGTAAGATTCTCTTCTCAAGAAGATATTAATACTTATACACCATCAGCT